CATGCAATTATATAAAAAATGAAAAATTTCAAAATGATATTGCTTTAAGTCTTTTTGGTGGCTGTGAAGCTATTAATCTAATTGTCAATATATTAAATTCACAAGATCCTAACGAGTTAGAAGAAATTTTAAAAGGTTTTGCAGGAGGCTTGAATGATTAATACTTCTGGTTACAGTGTTCCTGAATATAGAATTTTAATTTTGCCTGATGTGGTCGAAGAAAAAACTGCTGGTGGAATAATTATACCCGATTCATCAAAAGATGATATGCAGGGAGCTAAAACTTTGGCAACTATTATTAATATTGGTGAAAAAGCTTTTGATCAAGGGACTGATAAGGAATGGAAAAAAAAGCCAAAAGTTGGTGATAAAATTTTAATTCCATCTTATGAAGGTTATAGATTAAGCAAAGATCAAACCAAAGATGGTAAAGAATATAGAATTATTCTTGATCGTAATATTTTAGCAATTCAAATTAATGAGGAAATATGCAAGTAATTGATCGTTCTGAAGAAATAGATATTGATATTGGTTTAAACTCACAAGAACTTGAGCCAAAAGTTGAGGAAAATAAAAACTTATCTTCTAATCCAATTTTAAAAGAAATGGAAGAAGAAGAAATTGAAAAAGAAAATAATCTATTTGAAAAATCAACAAAAAGCGAAGAAAGAGCTTTTTATGAAAATTTAAGTGATACAGAAAAAGACGCTTGGGATCGTGGCTGGAGAACTGGCAAATTTTTTAAAGGAAGATATAAAGATGGAACGCTAAAACCTCATAAAACAGCACAAGAATTTTTAGAAGTACAGGAAAAAGAAACTCCCGTATTAAATGAGAGAAACAGGAAACTAGCTAAAGAGAAAACAGTCCTTGAATCAGAAGTAGCCGAAATGCGCAAGCAAATGCAGGTTATGTTAAATGTTCAAAAGATCGCCCAAGAAAGAGAGTTCACTAAATCTTACACTTCTTTAGACGAAGCGGAAGAAAATGCTATTCTTGAAGGTGACGTTGCTAAGGTTAGAGTTATTCGTCAACAACGCGATGACTTAGCTAAGTCAAAAGTTGTTTTTGATGAACCTGAGGTTGAGCAACCAAAAAGTCAGATTAATCGCAATGATAAAGCGCTTTTTGATAATTGGACTGCCGACAATACTTGGTTTCATCAGGACAAAGTGATGCAAGTGATGGCTGCTACATATTTTGGCGAATTATCCGAAAGAATACCTCTTCAAGAAAGGTTAGAAATGGTCACTGAAGAAGTGGAGAAGCGTTTTAGCGATAAATTAAACATAACTAGAGCGCCAAGTGTAGAAAACGGTCAAAGAGGTATTAATGTAGGAAAAAAACAATATACTTATAATGATTTGCCTTTAGATGTGCGTCAAACATGTCAATATTTTGCAAAGAAGCACAATTTTACTGCTACGCAAATTAAAGATATGCAACAAAACGCCATTAATGACTATTTTAATAATTAATAATTGAGAAAATTTATGACAAACAAAAATATTGATTCAAACAGAGAAAGTTCAAAAGAACATGCACAAGAAAGAGTATCTAATTACAATGATAGAGAAATTAGACCTACTAATCGTGATATTGAAATTGTTAAATTACCCGATGGAAGAGAATTTATTAGAAGCCCGCGTTCACATTTAAAAAGACATGGTGCTTTATCAGATTTGCCAAAAAAAGCAGGTTTTATAAGGCGTTGGGTTTCTGGTAACATTCCTAATCGATTACAAGATTTAATTGATTTAGGATATAAACCTGCTACTAATGAAAATGGATTAGAAATTGCTCCAATCAGAGGTGGTCAAAATAAAATGGGTGAAACATTTATGCGTTATGCCATGGAAATTTCTGAGGAAATGAACGAAAAAATACAGAGAGATAATCAAATTAAAATAAATAATCGTCAACAAGAAAGCATTGATAAACTTGCAGGAAAAGATCTTGGTATGGGTTCAATGACTTATGTTGCAAAAGATCAAAAAAAATTAATTTAATAATTAAACATTTATGACAAATTTAAATACTCCATACGGCTTAATACCCGTTAAGAACTCTCCTTTTGTGGAGATTCCTAAAAACTATTACTATATCCCAGCAAGTTATGCAACTGCATTATTTATTGGTGATCCAATTGTAAAAACTGGAACATCTAACACAGCAAATGTTTTGACTAGTGGAAGACAATTTGCCGCAGGTTCTTTACCTGAAATTAATAAAGCAACGGATGGTGATGCTAATAAAATCACAGGTGTTATTATTGGCTTCTTGGCTAATCCACTTAACCTAAACTCAGTTTACAATCCAGCTTCAACCGAAGCAGTAGCTATTGTTGCCGACAGCCCACTTCAAGAATTTGAAATTCAAGAAGAAACTGCTGGCACTGCTTTAGCTGTAACTTCTGTTGGCTTAAATGCTAATTTGGTTTATGCCGAATCAGGTTCTACAGTAACTGGATTATCGGGTGCAGAGTTGGACACTTCAACTCCAGCAACTACCTCAACATTTCAATTAAAAATTTTGAGATTAGTCGATGCTCCTGATAATGCTATTGGTCAACATGCTAAATGGCGTGTTAAAATCAATAACCACACAGAAGCAAATGTAACTAGTGGTATCTAATATTAATAATAAAAAATATAAATTATGTCTATTATAGTAACAGGAACAATTCCAAAAGCTCTTAAACCAGGAGTAAAAACTTATTGGGGAGCATATACCGAGGACGATCTTTTAGCATCAAAACTTGTCAAAATGGAATCAACAGATGAACAATTTGACGAAGATGTGTTAATTTCGCCCTTTGGTCTTTTAAAAACTAAAAACGAAGGTGCTGGTGTTGATTATGATTCAATGTCGCAAGGCTATGTATCAAGATATCAACAAAGAACTCGTGCATTAGGTTTTCAAGTTTCTTGGGAAGCTCAAAAATTTAATAAATATCTTAATGTTGTATCTAAAGGAAACGAATATTTAGCATCTTCACTTCGTGAAACTAAAGAAGTCGATGTTGCTGATTTATTCAACAATGGTTTTAATTCAGGCTACACTTTTGGTGATGGTAAAAAGTTTTTTGCAACTGACCATCCAAGTCGTGCAGGCAACTTTTCTAACACTCTAGCTACTCCTTCTGACTTATCAGAGGAATCTTTGGAAGAATTGTGTATTCAAATTAGAGAAACCAATAACGACAGAGGAATCAAAGCTAAAATTAAACCAACTTTATTACAAGTTCCATCAGCTTTAATGTTTGAAGCTACTCGTATTTTAGAATCTCAACTTCGTGTTGGACAAGCTAATAACGATATTAATGCTTTAAAATATATGGGTTTGTTTTCAGGTGGTATTTTAGTTAATCCGCATTTGACTTCCGACGACGCTTATTTTATTAAAACAGATGCTCCAGAAGGTGCTAAAATGATCACTGCAATTCAAGGTGAATTTAGTAACGATGGTGCTTTTGAATCAGGAGATCATAAATATAAAATTATGACTTCTTATGCAATAGGCGTTACTGATCCTCGTGGCTATTTTGCTTCACAAGGCGTTTAATTTTAACAGTTGTCCTATATTTTGGGTAAAAGGGAGTGAAATTCTCCCTACAACATTATTTATATAAATTTATGGGTACAAATTTTCCTAATGGCGTTAATAATATTACCGCTCAAAACATTCTAGGTCAATTAAAAGAACTAGATCCTACTCAATCTCACACATATTTTGATGATTTTAATACTTACACAGCTGGTAACTGGACGGTTACAGAAACACAAGCTGGAGCAACACAAGCCTTAGCTAATGTTGATGGTGGCGTTCTTTTGCTTACTAACTCAGCAGCAGACAATGATTTAAATGCTTTACAAAAAGTTGGTGAATCATTTAAATTTGAAGCTGGCAAAAAATTATTTTTTAAAGCACGCTTTGCTGTTTCCGATGCAACTGAATCAGATTTTGTAGTTGGTCTTCAAATCACCGACACAACTCCTTTGGCTGTAACTGATGGCGTTTACTTTAGAAAAGACGATGGCGATGCTAATTTAGATTTTGTTGTTATTAAAGATTCAACAGCATCAACCGCTACTGCAATTGCAACCGTTGCTAATAATACTTATTTAACCGTAGGTTTTTATTACAATGGCGTTGATGAAATTGTTTATGCGGCATCTACAAATAATAATAATCCAACTATTCTTGGTAAATTAGCTGTAACCAATTTACCTGACGATGAAGAATTAACAATTTCTTTTGGTATTCAGAATGGCGAGGCTGTAGCTAAAACTATGTCTATTGATTATATTTTTGCATCAAAAGAAAGATAGGAGCAAACATGCGTAGAATTGAAGTTAAAATGGATTTAGCTGATGTTGATGATGATGGAGTTTTTCAGAATCAAACATTAGGCGGCGCTGGCAATTTTACTCTTAACGGAGCTGGAGTTGTTAGTGGCGAATGGGTTACACCAGACTTATTTGCTAAAAAAATTGGCTTTGCATCAACTGGAAATATTGCAGCAGTAAATTTTACTATTTCTGGCTATGAAGACAGAAATAAGACAATTGCTATTTCTGAAACTATTGCTGGTCCTAACAATAACACTGTAGAAACAACAAATTATTTTTATTCAATTCAAAGTATTTCTGCAAGTGGAGCTGTTGGAACTAACACTAAAGCTGGTCCAGTTGATGAAGCTATTTCTCAAATAATTCCTATAAAAAGGACATTTTCTGATAGAAATGAGCGAATTACTGGCTTGACATTTATAAAAACGGGAACTATAAATTATACAGTTCAACAAACAAATGATAATGTTCAATCAAAAGATGATAGAACATTTAATTGGTTAAACTCAGATGATAGTAATGTTGTAAATGCAACAACTTCTAAAAATAGTAATTATACAACTATGCCAATGGCTATGCGTGTTAAAATTAATTCCTATTCATCTGGTGCTGAATTATTAATACAAGTTAATTAATATGGATTATTTAGTAATATGCGACAGAACTGGTTTTAAAAAATGGCGTTCAGAATGTCAATATGAATGGGACGGAAAATTAGTTTGGAAAAAAGTTTGGAGGAGAAGACAACCTCAGGATACTGCGATTGTTTATCCTCCAGCTCAAAAAATTGCTGACTCTAGACCAGAAACAAAAGATAATTTTATTAATGTACCAACACCTAATTATAATTAAATATGAAAAAAGGTTTATACGCTAATATTCACGCCAAAAAAGAAAGAATTAAAGCGGGTTCTGGCGAAAAAATGCGTAAGGTAGGAGCAAAAGGCGCACCTACTGCTAAGAATTTTAAACAATCTAAAAAGACTGCAAAAAAATGAAAAAAAAATCAGTTAATTTAAGCGTTGGACGCGGTGAAAAATCCAAAAGCGGAGGTCTTACTGCAAAAGGTAGAGCTAAGTATAATAGAGAGACAGGAAGCAATTTAAAAGCTCCTGTAAGTAAAGAAAGCGCCGAGAAAAGTCCTAAGGCTGCCGCTAGAAGAAAATCATTTTGTGCTAGAATGTCTGGCGTTAAAGGACCAACTAGCAAAGATGGCAAACCAACAAGAAAAGGTTTGGCATTAAAAAAATGGGACTGTTAATTTTAATTTTAATTTAAACAATTAGTAAACATATGAAAAAATGCGGAACTAAAAAAGGTGGCAAGAAAAAATAATTCTTGACACTAAAAAATAATTGATCAATAATTAAGCAAT